CCTAAAGACGAATCATTTGAAGGTAATGAATCACCATTGGCTTGTACTACCATAGGAGTAGCAATCCAATTCTTATAGTTCATTGTTACAGTTAATCTCATAATATCTTTTGATGCATAATCTAATGTTATCCCAGCAATATCTTTAGGATAGCATTCATATAGTTCGATACTATATCTTTTATTCAACATCAAATCTTCAACAGAAATTATAATGTCTGTTATATAATCAGAGTACCAACCAAAAAGTCTAGTGTGAGGGTTTTGGATTGTATTAACCCAATCATCGAATAATTTTTTAACTACCATATTATTATCCATAAAGAATGTCATACTGATAGTACCGTATTGTCTATCATACGGAGTTTCTCTAACTTCACCAAAAGTTCTATTAGCGACAGTTGCTACGTTAATACCTGGCATGTCAATTTTATCACAAAACAATAAAATCTTTTGTAAATTTTCTTGATTAGCATTATGACCAGAATTCCGCAATTTTTTAGGTAACACGAAATCTACACTATAATTAGCAGTTCGCATTAACCCTTTTGTTTTAATTTCTGTTATAAAATTATTTAATGTACTCATATTAACCTGCTAAAGAATCTTTCCACACAGTGGTTGCTTGTATTTTACTACCGTTAGATCTAAAATCTTGTACGGGTAATAGAACTGTTAAATGCCAATCTACAGGAGGTATTTTAAGATACATTCCTCCCCTAACTGGAATAATATGATCAAACAAATAACTATGGATTGTTGGTTTTAATAAAGGTATATGTGTAGATGCCTTTAATGTAGAGTAATCCATTTTCATTTTTGTACTATTACTCAATCTTCTGATAGATGCAATATCCTGATTTTTTAATAATGTTTTCAAAAGAGCCCATCTGACATTGGCGGGTAAATAATGTAGGTTAAAACCTGTTACCATATGACCTGATCTACTGAAAGGTAATACTAAAGGAAAGGTATCCCAGTACGGTAAGGTTTCTTTATGTTTTGCGTTATAAACAAACATATACATAGAACCTATTTCTAACTTAGATGTTGCTATTTCTTTGTAACTCATGATCTTTTCTTTAGTTACTAAACCACGTCCACGCAATTCTTGGATTTTGGCTGTATACCAATCTCTGGAGCGTATTCTACTTCCAGCGTCATTAGATACTTCATCAAAGATATTAACTTTCTTAGTCATTAATTACCACTCTATTATTAATACCTGTATTTATTTACCAAAAAGGTGATGTTCAGTTAGAACGATAAATTCCCAACCTCTATCTTTTGCAAACCTATCTGCAGCCTCCCACTTAGATTGGTTTTTCATAAAAGTAAGAGCTTCATTTAAATACTTTTTAGTAGGTTTCCCTTTGCAAACAGGGGGTAAGCATTGAGTGTGGGGTTTGATTTCTATTAAATATGTTTTTAATAAACCACTACTGTTTTTAACTTGTATCCTAGCATCTACAAAATATCTATGTAGTTTAGAGTCCGTTGAACATTTATAGGGTATTATAGTTTCTTCAGACGAATAGGAAACTACATTAGGGTTATTATCACACCAATTAAAAAACCGTGTTTCCCATGAAGATCTACATATAATTTTTGTATAATCACCACTATACTTATCAATATGCTTGGGTGTCCATTTTTTAGGTGTAGGGTATCCTGCCATAATTTCTAGTAATAAATAACAATAATATACTACTACTATTTATAAAGGATTAACTTAGATGGCAACAAATACTGAACCATCAATGATACAAGGTAATTATTCTGCCAACAAATTTCAAGAAAAATATAAAGTTGATAATCTAATATATCCTGAAGATTTGCAGTCTTCTATATATGGTGGTAATAAAGTAATTTTCTATATCAACATTGCTGATTCATCTAAATTTGCTAAAAATCCTGATAATTTTGTTGATTTGACTAACATGGATATTCCTAGATTAAGGGGTACTCTTATTGCAGGGAATCATTCAGCTTTGGGTATAGCAACTTCGATTGCTGGTGGGGTTGGAATAGGTGCAGCAATAGCAGGTGGTATTTTAACAGGTGATCCAGTTAAAGGCGTTGGTGTAGGTTTAATGGCAGGTATTTTAGGGGAGGCTGTCGGTGCCGCTGTAGTGTTAAACGCACCACCTGCTACTACCACAGCGGCTAGTGGTTCTAGACCTCAAAAAAGACTTAAGTCTGTAATTGCTTTACATATACCAAATTCTTTAGGTATTAGATATAATACAAATTGGGGTGAAACTGATACTGCTGAAATGATGATGGTGGGTGATTCAATAACAGGTTTCCTTGAAAAAAAAGGTGGTTCCGGTTTGGCTAACCTAGCATTAACCAAAGGTCCTGGTGGTGATTTACTTTCCTCTGCTACAGGTGTAGCGGCAAATCCAAGGAAAGAAGCAGTATTTAAAGGAATAGATTTTAGAACATTTTCATTTAACTATTCTTTCTTCCCTAGAAACGAAAATGAAGCTAGGAACGTCCAAAACATTATTAAGATGTTTAAGTTTCATATGCATCCAGAATTAAAAGATAGTAGTAATTTTTTGTATTTATATCCTTCAGAATTTGATATTGTATATTATAAAGATTCGGAGGAGAACTTAAATCTACATAGACACACCTCTTGCGTATTAGTTGGTTTAGATATTAACTATACACCAAATGGTAATTTTACCACATTTGCAAATGGTATGTCTACCCAAACAGATATAACATTACAATTTAAAGAACTTGCTTTATTAGACAAAGACTTAATATCACAGGGGCTATAGGATATGTACTTTGAAAACTTTCCAAAAATATTATATGAGATAGATGTAAATAAAGTACCAACTGCAATTCACATGACTGATATAACAAGAAATATTAGATTTAGAAGAGATGTATTGTCTAATATAACAGTATTTGACGAGTATGATCTTCTTGATGGTGAAACTCCAGAACATGTTGCTGAAAAAATATATGGTAACCCTCATTACCATTGGATAGTGATGTTATCTAATGATAGATACGATTACATAAACGATTTTCCTCTTACCCAAATCATATTAGAGAAATACATAATTGATAAGTATGGGATTGAACATATTCATTCAATCCACCACTATATAGATGCTGCTGGTTTTATAGTTTCTTCGGATACTTCTGGTGCAACTTCTGTATCAAATACTCAATATGAAGATATGGTAAATGAGTCTAAACGTAGAATTAAAATCATTCCAAAAGGGATGATTGATATGATTCTTAAAAATTATAAAGAGTTGATATGACTGCAGGTGTACAATTAGCTGGTGACGTAAGTATAGATTCTGTTAAGATAACCACAGCAACAGGTGTTTGTCAAGATATAACAAACCAGGTTATTGGTATTCAAATCTTTGAAGATATCTTCGCCCCATTTATCACAGGTAGTTTAGTTCTAAAAGACTCTTTAGATCTTGTTAATCTATTTCCGTTTATTGGAGAAGAATACCTTGCCTTAAAAGTAACTACTCCGTCGTTGAAAGTTGGAAATTTTGATAATAAATTTATTATCACTAAAATGACAAATAGAGAAATGGTGGGTGATAGAGCAACTGTTTATGAACTACACTTTATTTCTACAGAATCTATTATAGATATAAACAAAAAGATAAGTAAAACTTTCACAGGTAAATGTTCGGATATAGCCAAAATATTTGTTACAGACCCATTATTAGGTCTTCAGGTAACAAAACCTTATCAAATAGAAGAAACAAGTAATGGTACAACATTCACTTCTAATTTCTGGAGTCCTATTAAAAACTTAAATTATCTAACAGATAATGCTATCAATAAAAATAAATCACCAACCTATGTGTTTTTTGAAAATAGGAATGGTTTCAATTTTATATCTCTTGAATCCTTATATACAGTAGAGGTTTATCAAGAATTTAGATATGATAATTTTACCAGAAATATTTCTGCAAACGGAAGTAGTTCTAGAGATGTAGTACAAGAATATAAACGAATTAAAGAAATAAAGATTCCTGTAGGTTTTGATTATGTAGATAGGACTAGATCTGGAATGTATGGTTCTAGACTATACACTTACGATATTACCACTAAACAATTTCAAGATAAATCATTTAATATGTTGGACGACTTTGATTCGGATAAGCATTTAAATAAGAATCCATTAGCCTCAACAAAAGCAGTATATAGATACGATTCTACTATATTGACAATGCCAAAATATACAGAAAATTTTGCAGGAACTGGGGATGTAACTAATACAAAAATTGTTCAGAAACGTGTATCGTTAATGACTCAAATTAATGCTAGTAAATTGGAAATATTAGTTCCAGGTCGCTGTGATTATACAGCAGGTATGAAAGTGTTATTAGACTTATATAAAGTTGAACCTATAAAATATAACGACACTGATGTTGAAGATAAGATGTTCTCTGGTAACTACATAGTTGCAGCAATTAATCATATAATTAGTAGAGATTCACACGAATGTAATATGGAATTGGTGAAAGAATCACTGATTATGAATTTAGATAGATGAGGTAATTATGTTTTATATGGGTTGTGTAGAAAATAGACTGGATCCTCTTAAACTAGGAAGATGTCAAGTAAGAGTAGTAGGATTACATATTGAAGATAAAATTCAATTACCAACAATGGATTTACCTTGGGCTTATCCAATGATGCCTGTTAATTCTGCCTCTATCTCTGGTTTAGGTTGGTCACCTACAGGTTTAGTACAAGGTACTTGGGTTATTGTTATATTCCTAGATACTGATCAACAACAACCTATTATGATTGGAACTATTGGTGGTATTCCTCAGACTAAATCTGCATCACTTGTTGGTGAAAGTACGAATAGTATTGTTACAACAGACGATGATGGTTTATTAACTACTGCAATAGGTGAAGATATCACCGATATTGTTGACGCAGTTTCAGAAGTTTCGAATGCTGGAGTTACACAAGAAACAGCTAGTAGGTATCATATAAATGCAATCAACACTCAACTATCAGATGGAGTGTATACAACATACACTATTAATGACAATAATACTTTAGTAACAATAGCAACGGCAACCTTTGACAAATCTACAGAATTATATTCAGTAACATTACTCAAACCCGAGTTATATACACAAGAGCAATATTCACCATTTAAAGGTACTGCTAAGACCTTTGTGGATAATAAAGAGATTTTAACTTATTTTGATACAAACTTCTAGGGCATATTATGGCTGACGATATTGAAAAAACACCAATTCCTGATACACCACCTGCGGGGTTTAAATCACCTCCAGTAGTTATGAAAAGTATTGCAGCAGTAAAGGCTGCCTGTATTGCCGCTGGTCTTAAATCTAAGATTGCTCAATGTGCTATACTAGGAAACATAGCAGTTGAATCTAGGTTTATACCTCAAGATGAACAAATGTACACTACTAAAAATCTATTAAAACTTGGTGTATCACAAGCGGATGCTGAAAAGTATGGTAGACCAGGAATATCTAGAGAAGAACACTTTGGGTTTAGATATGGTGTATTAGGCAGAAGAAATGGTTACACATTAGCTGATGCGAATTATTATGGACGAGGATTAATACAATTAACAGGAAAGAAACAATACGTTGATATTGGAAAGATTTGTGGTATTGATCTAGTAGGTAATCCAGGTCAGATGTCTGGAACAGATTCTGCAACAGTTGATATATGTGCAAAAGTAGTAGTTGCTTTTTTTATCTATAAATTTAAAATGTTTAAGATAGATTGGGAAAAGGAACAATGGAAACCTGCTTTCTTAGAAAGATGTATAAAGATGGTTGGTGGTTCTGCAGATGGTACACCAGGAAAACGTGCTGCCTATGAATATTTTTATGGGGGAAAGGCATCTGCACCATCTTCAGATAAAGATCCCTCTAACACTACATTAAATAAATCAGCTAAAGATATAGATTCTGCACCAGTAAATAAAAGAGAAGCATATTCAGAAGATAGAAGTGCCAATTTTAATAAAAATGGATTTGCTGACCCAGAAGGAAAATATCCACTTCGTGATTATATGAATGAACCAGATACTAATAGACTTGCTAGGGGTATATTAGAAGGAACTCATGTAAATTTTAAAGACGCTACAAGGATGACAAACATACCTATTGCGAATACAGAAATGACATGGGATCAGCCTATATCTTCTTACAATACAGTATATCCATATAATAAAGTCTTTGAATCTGAATCTGGTCATGTCTTAGAATTTGATGATAGTCTTAATGGAGAAAGAATTAATCTTTACCATAAGAAAGGAACATTTATTGAAATAGATCCTAATGGTTCACAAATCAATTATATTGTTGGTGATGGGTTTTACATTACAGAACAAAACGGTAACGTATATATTAATGGGACTTGTAATATCACAGTAGCAAGTGATCTAAATATTTTATGTAAAGGACATGCTAATATTGAAGTAGATGGTACAACTAATATTGTAGCACACGAAAACCTTAATATTGGTGTAGCTAAGGATATGAATGTTGCTGTTGGTGGGGATTATAATGTTCTTGTAGAAGGAAATTATAATGTCGAAGTAGGAAAGACTTCTAATACTAGATCAATAGGTACAATGTCTATCGAAGCAACAGATGCTCTTAAGTTAAAGACTGCTAAGACTATGAGTATGGAGGGTGGCGATACTGCTTCTACTGCCGAAACATTAATGAAAATGTCAAGTAGTTTTAAACTAGAAACACCTGCAGATTTCCAAATCAAAGCAAAGACTTTTACATTAGATATTGAAACAGCTACAGAAATAAAGACAAAGACATTGTTGGTTGAGGTTGAAGATACTACTAAGATTAAAACAAAATCATTTCAATTAGATACAAAAACAGATACTAAGATTAAAACAGACAAATTCCAATTAGATGGAACTACATCTACAGATATCCTTACTGGAATGTTTAATACTACAACAACTATGGGCGTTCTTCAACTTAATTCTTTGGCTACTGCTGTTATTAATGCTCCAACCATAATAGCTATGACATCTGCTAAAATTGATTTAAATGGCACTCCTATTCCACCAGTTCCAATAACTACAATAACTGCAATAGAAGATAAAGTTGAACCTTTGGTATTATTAGGTGCTCCAAAAGTTCCAGTAGATTTTGCAGGAGATCCTGTTAAAGATAGAAAAGAAGAACAAGTGTTGGTTGACACTGTACTAAATCCTGCTGGTGTATATAATCCTTTCACATTACCTAAAACATTAATAGATGATGTATTAGGTGGTATTCCTGTAGTTGGGGATATGTTAAAATCATTTGGTGGAACCACTCCAGATGTATATGACGTTAAATATGCTGGTTCTCCTATAGAAAATAAAACTTCATTGGCTACAGCAGGTAAGGCTAGTCCTCATAGACTTGTTGTGCCACCAGTTGACTGTGCATATAACCAACCTTTTGCAAATTTAATTCCACCTCAAAGATCATCTAGTGGAGAATTTAAGTACGAAGAAGAATCTGATTGGAATAGTCCAGGTGGTCAAAAATATGCTGATAAAACATACTCAACCTCAGCGTATGAACATAATGCAATAAAGAATCCTACTGTTGAAAGTTCTATTCCAAGTTCAGGTGGTGCAGGTGCAGGAACAGGTTTATCTGCAGAGAAATTGGCGGAAATTAATAATCAAAGTGGATTCCCATTAGGGTATAAATTATCAGAACATTTTACATTGGGTATGTTGACATTAGGTGGAAAGTATACGGTTGCTGATGCAAATTTACCATCAGCAGGTTCTAGTGACAGAAGATTATATACCAAACAAACACTTGTTGCTAACCTTTCTGCTTTATGTGAAAATATATTAGAACCAATATACAAAGAATTAGGACCTTGTCAAGGTGGCGGAGGTGGTGCTACTTGGTTAATAACGTCAGGTCTTAGAACTGAGGGTGCAGTAAAAACAAGTAAGGCATCTTCTGACCATAATAAAGGAAGAGCAGTAGATTTTCAATTTATAGATAATAATTCTGTAGATAATCTTTTCGCTTTAATAACAAAATTAGAAAAAGCACTCCCTTATAATAAACTTATTATGGAATATAAAAATAATGGCAATTCAAGATGGATACATTGTTCTTATTCTACGGAAGGTAATGCTGGCCAAACCTATACTTATGTTGAGGATAAAAACACAGGTAGTGGGTTAAAGAAATTATTTTCATAGGATATTAGTATGTTAGGAGTAGCGAGAAAGGGAGGAACAGATACAATAAGTACAGGACACGGTTGTGATGCAACAACCGTTACTAATGTTGGTTCTTCTACTGTATTTGTTGATGGTATAGGTGCGTGTAGAATGGGTGATACAATTCAGATACATACACTACCTGCAGGTCAATCCTGTGTTCCTCATACAGCACAAATAAATGCCGGATCTTCTACTGTTTTTGTTGATGGTATTGCTATTGCTAGACAAGGAGACTCTGCTGATGCAGGAAATATAACATCAGGTTCTTCTACAGTTT